AGTGCTGTCTCCAAGCTCGGCAGAGTTCAAATACCTTACGATATTTTCTACATCTGCGCCAATGTTACCAGAGCTCGTGTGATTTCCGGGGTATAAGACCTTTAAGCGGGCCATAGTTATCTCTCCTTGTGCATTAAAAAGGCGAACGAAATTACTGTAACGTCGCTTGCGGTGTCTGCTTCTTCCGTTCTGAACCTTAGGCGCACACCACGAAACAGATGGTTGAACGGAAAAGTATAATCTGAGCTCAGTGGAGCGTCGCCCCAATGCGTGTCGCCTTCAAGTCTATCAAGGTTTACTTCTATCGAGCCCATCGGCCTGTCGCTTTCGTCCATTGCGTCGATGAAAAAGCGGCCTTTGCCTGACGCTTGTAAGATGAGCGTATGTGTTCTCTTCGTTCCGACGAAATCACCAAGCCACAAGACGGGTGTCTCAGCGACCATAGGAGAGCGGCGCAAGTCAGCGAGCCCTGTGTCCTGAGTTACAACCCTGTCGGTGGCTTCATATACGCCATCGGCTGTGCCAAACATTAACCTCCCGCCCAAGAACGTGCTGCAACGTGGCAGGAGCGTATCGCCAAGCTGGAAGTTGCGCATTTCATATCCAGCACGAAAGTTCATGCTAAGCCGCTTGGTGTGCGTACCGCCCGGACGGGGGAAAAAGATGTGATAGGTTTGGGTGTCCTGATCGTAAACGGCAGAGATCATCGACGGATCGGGAGTGGTCTTCACGAGCTCCTGATACAGCGGCTCGACCTCATCAGACAAAGATGCTTCCGCAATAGTGATACCGTTTGCTTCGCTACGCATAATTGAGTGCACGCCTCGACGTGAACAAAACAAAAGGTCAGACCCAGCATTAGAGATAGTGTTGTGAGATATACATCCGATGCGTAGGTTGGCGCGGCTGTCGAGTTGCCATTGCTCAAAGTCTGGGTCGATTATGTAGACGAGCGTTTGGTCCTTGGTGAACACAGCTAAGCGGTTCGCCTCGAAAGTACCAAGACCTGTGATCTGGTCGGCAGTACCGATGAGGTTTGAAATGTCGATGAAACTTGCGCGCGTAACTTCTTCCGTCGGGGCTTCCTCGGAAAGAAAGATATCAGGGTTATCTACGCGGCTGAACTCAATCGTTGTTGGCCTGTCTTTAAAGCCAGCTACGGCTAAGCGTCGTTGGATCGGCACTCCGAAGCTGGGCTTTATAGAAGCTGTAGACGTAGAGAACTCAAAGCCGTCGTACCGATACATGCGAGTATCAGCAGAGAATATGTGCACCTTGCCTTTAAAGTTCGTCATTGTGACGATGGCGTCTTTGGGGAAAGCCCCGTCGATACGGTGTCCTCTATCTGAGGCAAGGTGCGTACTAGCTGCATCCTCTTCCGCGAAGATCACACCCTCACGATTGTAGAAGCGCAGCGACTTTACGGGAAAGCGGTTGGAACCCGTATGTAAAAAGAATTTAGGATCGCGTATTAACTGCCCACGATAATCGACATAACAGTTATCGAGACGCCAAAAGTTTTGCTCCTTCTGTCGCTCCATAGCAGCAATGTCACGGCTCCTGTCGATACCACGAAATCCGTAGTAAGTCGTAGCCTGACTGTTAATAGCTATAGGAGCGTAGGCTAGTCTCGACATTTATCGGTACGCCTTATTGCTGTATTCAATCGGCTTAGCTGAGTAACGCACGTTGCCGTCTTGGCGAGTAAGAAGGATATCGGTCATCAACGCCTGATACAGTTGCAAGAACATGACGGCCTTTTCGGAGCCCTGCTGAATTAAATAGTGAGCGGTTAGCCCGTCTATCATTATCATGTCGGGTATGGCGCGGAACTCAGTCGGGTCGTTGTAGTAGTCAAGGTCGCCGCCGTTCCAGTAAGGATGCTTCCGAACGTCCTCGACAACCCGGTTGGCAAGCTCAATCATCATCATCATTACTTCACCGTCGATGCGGGACGGAGAGAAATTGCCCGCACGCACAAGGGCAGAGCGTACAAGGTCTTCGAGTGGAGAAAACTTTTCCTTACCCGCAACGAATGGTTTTTGTACGCTCGCCTCAGCCATCAGTCATCCTCGCATGGTATAATTCTTCCAGACCAAATATGATGGTGCATCATCGCCAATTGCTTGTATTCGCGAGGGATGCGCCAGTGAACATAAGCGCGCTCTGCGTCCCAACGTCCGGCTACTTTTACATCGTCGTTAATCATAAGATCGAACGCACCATTCTCTACGTCGGCAGACACAAAGAATGCGAACTCATCCGGCGCCTCATTTTTTGGAGCCTTCTTCTTTTTTGCGGTCATGCTGGGCGTAGGCTTCTTGGGCGCTTCGTCTTCCCACGCTTCATTCACGTCTGGCGTAGACGGGTCATCAGCCTTTAGCTGACCTGTAGGTGTGCGTGCTCGTTTGCGTGTCATCGTGAACTCCAAAATCAGTTATGAGCTATTTATGAATGGTTGCAGGGGTTCTGTCGTCCCAAATGAAAAGAGGGCCGCCGAAGCAGCCCCCTTAAACAAAGTACGCGTAGCTGATGGAGAATTAAGCTACAGCGTTCCAGTTTTTCACGTAGGTGTGAACTTTGTCTTGCATCATTTCGAGCCCACACTCTGTGAGGTACTCGTGCTTGACCGCATCCTCGTCCGCGCTCTGACGATCACGTAGAAGCGCCGTGTCACGACCTTCCATGTAACGGTACTTGAGATACGGGAAGTCAATAATGACAGCAGCATTTTCCATGCCCGGAACCTGACGGAATTGCGGGTGCAAATGCACCATCAAATCACCAGCGAACGTGGAGTATTGCGTCAAGTTTACGCCGTAGCTTCCCTGCACAGTTTCGGGAGACCAACGGTCCTTACCGAATTTCTGCAAGTGGCCTGCTACTTTAGCACCACAGAACATGATCTTCTGCTTGGAGCCGAAAGCGAAAACGTTTTCGATCAATTGACGATCAAAAGTGTCTTCGTTCATAACACCAGAAGCAGTAGAGCGGTCGATCACGTTGGAAATCTGAGTAGTCAGACCGCCTGTGAAGCGACGTGGTTGAGCCGTAGAGCCATTGCTCTCATGCAGCTTTCCAAAGAACATAGCGCGTTCGATGTCTTGCATGTGCATCTTGAGAGCTTTAGTCGCCATCTCATCTTCTTTGTCGCCTGTACGCAGATTAGTCGCACGTAGCGTTTCGGTAACTTTAAAAGCTGTCCGAAAAATCTGTGTATAGTTCGATGCTACTGACGCGTCGAATGATACGCCTGTAGGAGATGATGCCCCTTCTTCAAAGGCTGAGCCTGAGATGAAGAGATTAGCGTCGTCAGCAATAGTGTGTGACGTGCCGCCAATGTTACGCTCAACAGTCAGAGCCGTAGCACTACTATCAGCAGTACAGCGCATGACTTCGCCTGTTGTTGCATTGACCAAGATGGTCCCTGCGACAGCAAACAAGTTGTCGTTCCCAGCAGACACAGTGATAGAAGTCGTAGAGGCAGATGATACCGCTCCGTCAACAATCAGTTTGCGCTCTGGGAGTTCGTCGCGAAAATTCTTGAATTCTGGATCATCAGTGGCTTCCGAAGAAGTCATTGATAACAGAGCATTCAGCGGTGCATTGCCATTTGGTTCGAGCAGCGAATATAATTCGCGGTAGTTTTTGGGGCGAAAGTCCACGCCAAACGTGCCTGTGCCCCGAAGTCCTTGAATACCAGCCATTGTGCTAGTCCTTTCTGGAAGGGTTACAATTTGTCGAGGGTCATCAAACGTAGCGCCGGAATGTCACGTCGTTGCATCTTTAGTCCCGTTGTACCCGACGCTTCCGAGCCGTAGCGCTGGCCGAGTAACTTAATTATGCACACGGGAAAACTCTACGTCGTCCCGCGTGCATAAATTTCTTAACCGAAGTTATTATTCTTATTCAGAGTAGCCGCCGTCAGCCTTGCAAGAGTTTGATCCCCGGCTGGTTTTGACGCTTGAGATGCAGGCCCGCCCGACTGAGACTTGAGGAAAGCCTCTCTACGTGACGCCATCTGCTGTAGGCGCGCAAACTCTGGCGTATTCTTCTGGTTCTTGAAATCACCGACAACTTTCTGAGCCAGCCCTGCATCCGCGAAATCCTCGATGGTGTAACCGCGTTCGCCCGCGTAGCGCATAAAGTTCTTACCATCCTCGTCTGGAAGGCCAGCCGCTTGTTGCGCGCGATCCAAGTTGTTCGAGATCGTTTGCTGGATTACTTGGCCGCGATCATTGGATGCGCCTTGAGCCATCTGCCTGCCTTGCGCCGCACTCTGAGCCGTAGACTTCAAGACGTTATTCATTACGCCCATCTGTTGCTGTAGCTGTTGCTCCATACGCTGAATACGATCCATGCCCTCGCGGTAGCCGGGTGGCAATGAGATGGCGTTGTCATCTTCGTACTTCGCAAACTCAGAGTTCATATCTGGCTGCGTTGCATTGTTGGATGGAACCTCTGGCTTGGCTACGTTCTGTTGCGCTGGGCGCTTGTTGCCCATTGTTGTGTTTTTAGAAAAGGCGCCAACCGCTGCTTCCATTAGCTTAGCGATTTGCTCAGGACTTCCACCAGATGTTTGGATTAACTTTTCAGCAAAGTTATTGATCGGCTTCATCTGAGCGTTCTTGTAGTTCAAGTCCTTATAGCGATCAAACGTAGACGAGATTTGCTGAGGCGTAAGTTGGCGGTCGCCAACCTTGTAGACCATAGGTTCCTCATTCATGCGGTCGCCATCTGTCTGAGGGCCAGCCTTAGCGGACTTCTCCATTGGCGTAGTTGGCGCATCCTTTGGCTTTGGTGCTGGCGCGGGTGCTGCCTGTTGTGGGGCGGCCTGCTGTGGTGGCTGTGCTCCACCTGATAAAGCGTTAGCGGCCATGCGCTGTAGTTGTTCGTCCATTAGTCTGTCCTTTCAGTCGGGCCTTGGCGCGACGGTGCTTCTTCAAATGAAAGTTCGCCTTCCATCTTGTGTATCAACTTGACGGGCATGTTCAGCATTTGCTCAGCAGCCCATATTGCCCCTCGATTGAAGTCCACCTCTTGCGAGGACATCTCCTTGGAACGTGCCATCAACAATGCAAGAGAAACGATCTCGTCTTTCATTGTTGAGTTTAAAGTCGCCCACCCTCTACTTTCAGATAATTCGATGAGGTCTTTAATTTGAGATTTGAGGCTCATAGGTTGAGGGGTCTACTTCTTCTTGCCGCCCTTTTTGAGGATCGGCTTACCCGGCATTGCAGTTGTGCAAGCCTTCTTCATCAATGGAGACTTCGCCATATCAGTATCCTTTCTTCTTCTTGACGGGCTTACCTGTTTTCACAGCAGCCTTTTTCGCGGCAGCCTTTCCGGCCTTGGTGTACGGAAACTTCTTCTTCCCAACTGTCGGCATTACTTCTTCCCCTTCTTCCATGAAATTCGTTTCGAGCTCGTCTTCTTCTTAGATGCGCTCGTGCACTTCGCTTTCGTAGGGCGGCAGGCAGGGTATGACTTGCGCTTTTCGCCTGCCTTCCGGCCACAGGGCTTTCCCGTTTTGCAGTCTATCCAACCCTTGCCGTCGTTCTGAGCGAACCAAGTGCGAAGGCTATTTTCCTTTGCCACTCTTCTTCCCCCAATTCTTAGCTCCTACTTTTCTGCATTTTGAAACTGCGCCGCTTGCATAAGCGCTGGGCCATACCTTGTAACGAGCCTTCACTTTCTTAGCGCAAGCGTCGAGCTTCTTCTTGGCGGGCTTCTTCGCCATGATCTAACCCTGCGTACACGGGCAGTCTTTGTGCTGCATCGTGCCCGTCTGCGTTTTTTTGCCCAGCGCCTTAACGCCTTTAGATGTCTTTGCCATCAGCAGTCCCACGCCTTTCTTGACCAGTAGTTTGCACTCAACTTATTGCTAGTGCCTTTGATGCCGCCGCTACGTGCGCAGTAAGATTTCTTGCGTGAAGGAGTGCCCTTCTTGATCGACATCTTCTTGTCGCCAAAGCGAATGATCTTTTCCTTGCCGTTGGCGCAAGCCTTCACAACAGACTTTTTGCTAGACCCCGCCGC